TATGTTAAACCAACAAGCCGTTACCTAGACCTAGTCAAAATCACATAAGGAAAAAATCATGCAAGTATCTTTTAATACCCGTCAAATTCTCCCTACTTCTTACGAAGGTAAGAATGGTATTGGTTTCAATACCACTATCTTTGCTCCCGAGCAATATCAAGTAAGAATCGCCAAAGGCGCATCTATGCCTGAAGCTCAAATTAAAGCAGTCTTGGAACAAGCTGCTGAAAATGCGGAGCAAGTAGAGATTCAGTTTCTCGAAGGTCAAACGAAGTTTGGCAAGTATTTCGAGGTTTATGGAGTAAAACTCCTTAAACCCGAAATTAATAAATAAAAATGTCTTATCAGTGTGCTGTTTTAGATGAAACTTTTTCCCACTGCTTGCAGTGGGTAGAAGTTCAGCCGTCACTTTTAGATCAGTTTTCTAGCATGTCGCTAGAAGAAGTTGGGCTTCTGTTCTCTGCAACTGCTGCCCTTTTTACCGTCGCTTGGGTCTTTAATCGTCTAGGCTTCTTTATCAGACTAAAACATTAAGGAATTAGTCATGTTTGAAAAAAATCAAGTAGTTACCGTTTCTACTCAAAAACGCTCAAACCTTGCCCCTGCTGCTGTAGTTGCTACTATCGCCGCTTTACCTGCTCTAGCTATGGCTGAAGTACCAGGCGCACCAGACGTAACCGAAGTATTAACCTATATCGGTTACGCTGTCGTTGCTATCGGTGCTATCGGCTCTGCCAAAATGATTCCTGCGGCAGCTATGTGGCTATGGTCATCATTGACAGGTATGGCAAAGCGAGGGTAAAGGCGAATTACCCGAAACCATAGAAAGAAGGAAAGCAGCGGTAAGACGAGCTAGTAGAGTACCGCAAGTGAGATGGTTTACTGTTTATCGCGAGTTGTTTTCTTTCTTTCGTCAATATGGCTTCATTGGGACAATTCGCCTAGCTATCGACCGCCGTAAAATTCAGAATGGTAAGTAATTATTAGGGGGATTGGGGGTAACCAGTCCCCCTTTTATATTTATGGCTTTATATACTTTGATAGTTTTGGTTATTGCATTAACCATTTTATTTCGCTCTTAACTGTACCGATTTTTTACAATTTAATTTTGACGGCTTTTTGTCAAAATTGGATTGTAAAAAATTGGAATGCGCCTAGGTGACTCAAAAATGAAAGCATACCTACACCGTTTCATAATCTTTGCAATTACTGCTTTTTTAGTAATTACCCCACCAATCACTTACGCCGCATCACCTAACGGCTGGGCTGTATCACCTGCTGACATTATCATTGGCGCTGCTGGTAATACTGTTACCGCTATAAAAGGCGCTGGTTCTAGTGCCTTGCAATCTACTGTTAAATACGCGCCCACTGCTGCCAATGTTGGCAAAAAGATAGTAAAAGGTGCTGGCGGTGTTGCTGTTGCTTATGCTGTTACTGAATTGATTGGCGCTGGTGTTGACTGGGTTCTTGACCCTGCTAATAATCAAATACGTTATACCGTACCTGCTGACCCTACTAACCCTAGTCTTCACCCTTATTTATATTACAATAATTCCTTTTCTCCTAAAAGATTTACTACTGTTCCAGCTCTTGCAACTTATGTTATTGGTGAAGCAAATAAAAATTGGCCTCATATTGGCTATGTTTTAGACTCTTATACTTCAGCGAATATAAGAACACGAAATGGTAAAGCTGAGCCGTATCACTACCAACTCTGGCCTGTTAACAAAGAACCCAACCCTGCTTATGACCCTAATGTACCACCTGAGCAAAAAACGCTGCCGATTTCTACCGTTGCTGCAAAAGTCATTTCAAACTCTGCTGCTGGTCACGCTCCAAGCCAAGAATTAATAAAAACGGTCATTATTGAAGATGTTAATGCTGGCGTTCTTGATGTTCCTTTCAATACCAATGCTATTCCTAAAGTTGATAATCCACCAGTACCAGACCCTAACAATCCACCAGTACCAAACCCTGATGTACCCTTTGACCCTAGCTCTATCATTGCTGCTATTAAGTCGGTTATGTCTGCTGTCGTTAATATGTCGGGTGTGCTTGGCGCAAAAATTGATGCCTTGATGATTGATTTAGGTTTAAAACAAGCTGAAACAATCGAAGCTATAACGGCTGGTACTGGTGAAATTGTCGCTGCCAATGATAGGACTGGCGCAAAAGTTGCTGAAATGGTTGCAGCGATTGAAGCTATTGAGGGAAACACGTTAGATGGTCAAGTCATTAATGATGCTGTCGATAGAGTAATAGCAAACGATAATGTAAAAGTTGGTGACATTGTCGCTGCTATTGAAGCGATTGAGGGAAACACGTTAGATGGTCAAGTGATTAATGATGCTGTTGATAGAGTAATAGCAAATGATAATGTTAATGCTCAAGCTGCTAACGATGTGGTTTCTCAGTCTGTAGATAAAGCCATTGATGCTGCCGATGCTGCTTCACAAGCGCAAGTTGATGCGATTGCTGATTCTTCTTCTGCCGTTGTTGATGCTATAGATGCTCAGACTGGTGCCATTACTCAAACTGACCCCGAAACTGGCGATATATCGCTTAAATTCCCTACGTTTTGTGGCTGGGCTGGTACGGTATGTGATTTAGCTGATTGGGTCATGGCTGATGATACTACGATGGAAGATACACCCGTCCCCGTTTCTGAAACAGTTATTGACCAACCTTCTTCTTTTGACAAGCCTTATATATCGGCTCCTTCTCAATGTCCTCCTGACGTTGAAAAAAATATACCTATCGGTAGTAACAGCTTTAATTTTGTCATACCTATGACGCCAGTTTGTGATTTTGGCGCTAATGTCATCAGTCCCGTACTTTATTTTATTGCACTGCTGCAAGCTGCTTTTATTATCGGCAGTGCTTTTAAGGTAGGTTAATATGCAAGCAATGTTAGTAGGTGTTTTCGGTTGGTTAGCTAGTAATCTTCTAGGCCGTATATTAGCGGGCGCAGGTCTTGCGCTCGCTGGTGCTTATACCTTTGGTCAATTCATAGAGTATTTTATCAATCGAGCCTTAGGTTCATTATCATCTATTCCCATGTCTGGCTTAATTGGCGTTGCTGGTATTGACACAGCAATATCTATAATCTTATCGGCTTATATGATTCGCTTATATTTGCATCAGCTTACAGCTACCATTGGTATAGTGAGAGGTGGTAAAAAATGATTTATCTTTATCACGGCACACCGGGCGCGGGTAAGACAAACTACATTGTAGAAAAAATCCTAGAAGACGTAAAAGAACAAAATAGTAGACCTGAAGAAGAACGTCGCCCTATTTTTGCCAATATCATGGGCTTAGATATAGACGGTGTAGAGCCTCCTCATGATGATTTTAGAGAATGTCCGAAGGGCTCAATTATCTACTATGATGAAGCTCAAGAAATAGATCATTACTCTAGTGACTCACGCGCTACTAATCCTGTTGCCAAAGCGTTATCGGTTCACCGTTCACGCTATGGCGTTGATATTCATTTCATCACTCAAGACCCGTCGTTGCTACACAAATATGTCTTAAAAAACACAGGCTTGCATACTTATCTTTGGCGTCCTGCAAACCGAAAATCTATTGACGTTTATGTTTGGCCACGCGCGATTACGAGCCCTAATAAGACTGATTTTAATAATGCCTATGACAGCTTTAAACGTTCATTAAATCCTGTCTGTTTTGATTATTACGAAAGTACGCCCCTGGATACCCATAAAAAAGTTGGTAGTAAGAAAAAATCAGCCGTCATAATGACCGCCTTGATTTTTTTTGGCATGATTGCTTTTTTTGTCTATCCCGCTATATCTCAATCTATGGCTACCAACAAAGAAACCGAAACCCCTAGCGAAGAACTGCCACGCGCTAAAGAAGCGTCTATGACACTGACAAAGACCGATGAACATAAGCAGACTTTGCAAGACCAGCAACCACAACCCCAAGAACCTGAAATTGACTATCTTAAGTTAGAACGTGAACGTGTTGCATCTATCGCCATAATGGGTGATGAATGTATTGCTTTGAACCCTTACGGCCATTATTTAGATAAAACCTTGTCAGAGTGCCTAGAAATTAGTCAAAGGCCTTTACAACCTTCTTATATGCCATACACAGACCAGAATAACTATCAACGTACTACTTATCAGCCTAATAGTCCTGATATTGTCACTGACCCAACCTTAGACCTTCAAAACGGCCTATCTGATGCCAAAAGCGAATTAAATCCACTAAATTAACGTCAAGCGCGGGGGGCGGGGTGCCACGCCATAACCGAACACCGCGCGCAGGCGTAATTTTGTGCACCGCTTCTAATGGTGCACTTTACTCCGAGATTTCGGAGTTTTGGTTATTTTTTGACCAATATTTGACCCTGTTTACTCCCCTCTTTGATAAGTTTTCTCATTCACAATCGAGAAAAAACATGTTTAAAAAGTTATCTGAAGTAATTTCTTACTATCAAAGATTTGTACTAACAAACCACCTTTATCAATACCGCGCTGATAATCTGCTCTATTTTGACCGCTATGACCTTAAAGACATAAAAAGGGTACATATACGCCAATACGCAAAACAAAGACGCTTAAACGTCAAATATGCCACAATTAACCGCGAAATATCCTTTGCTCGTGCTGCTATCAACTCCACAAGCCTAGATTATGAAATATCGCTCAATAACCCATTCACCGCTATAAAATTCACTGAAGAAGATCACATACCAAACTACTTAACTGTAGATCAGTATCAAAAGCTGCTTACTTCAGCGCTTCAAACTGGTAATAACAACCTACACGACTTCATTATTCTTCTGACAATGACAGGCTGTAGACCTAAAGAGCTATTAACGCTCACTTGGGACAATGTTCACTTAGACAAAAGGCAATTTATAGTCCGTAACTACTTCAGTAAATCAAAGCGGACAATGTATAAATACTTAAATCAAACCGCATTTGATGTATTAAAAAATAAAAGCGAGACCAGAATAGGCACACATGTATTCACAAACCCTGCTACTGGCAAGGCCTATACAACATTCACAAAGACATTTACTAGGTGTAAAAAAAGAGCTGGGATAGATTGCACGTTATACGACTTGCGTCATACTTATGCCAGTTGGTTGGTGCAGGGTGGAATATCGATATATACAGTTAAAGATTTATTAGGACATGAAGATATAGAGTCAACGCAAAGATACGCGCATTTAGACTATGCTACATTGCTAAACGCGGTTGATAAAATCGGTTAATATTGTAAATAAATGTAACCAAAAAGCCCTTTGTTTTGGTTTCCGAAGCCGAGGGTCGTGGGTTCGATTCCCGCCGAGCGCACCAATCATCATAATCAGTCGTGTTTTACCCTTTTCTAGTCTTACCTATTACCTCATAACACTTTAACGGCAACGCTTTGCGCTGTTAACTTCGGCCTATCATTGTGCGCTAACAACGTTAAAATGTTGTATATAAAGTTGTTAAATCTA